ATTCCACCTGAACCTCCTACTCATTTAGCACAACATAAGCTAGATGGTATGAGTAAGAATGAGTATATGGAAGATATTAATATGACTTTTAAGTGTACTACGTTTATTCCTTATGCTCCAGATCAATGCGATGTATTTAATGTATTATCTGGATTTAACGTAAATGCTCTTATAGATACGCAAGGAGCAGATGGAACTACACTAATAGCTACAGGACGTAGTGCTAAAACTATATTATCAGAAGGTAAATCAGAAAGAAAGCCTCTATTCAGATCTAGCTTTAAAGAAAGGACTAGTGAGCACGATAGAGGAGATGAACCTGCATTTCCATTTAAAGGACTGTTTGAAATGATGGCTATATCTCCAGGTTTCTATAGAATGAGTCAAGTTAGTAAGGATAATATGAGAGATACGAGACTTAATATAAAGTTTGGATTTAGTTCTTAGGAGGAAGATATGAGTAATACTAATTTAAGAAAGCTTAATGTATCTAATAAGAATGACTATCCCTATGTAAAAGTAGGATTTTCTGGAAGAGCTTATCCAAACACTAATACATTTCATACGTTTGACTGTGTATTTGGACATGTAGTAAAGCATATGGAGAACTGGGTAGCTATTCATACAGATATAAAGCTATTAGAAACAGAGATAGTACAAAGACTACCAGAGGCTCAGCGTACTAAAGATAGTTTGAGAAAGATGCTTGCTCGTAGTATATTTCCTCGTGCTGTAGCTCTTTATAATATAGATCCTAACCATGAGAAGTTTGTGGACTTTGCAAATATGGATAGATTTGATAGAATAAATGGAAATCCTGCTATAAACTTACTAGAAGTTAGAAGACAGAGCTGGAAGAAGAATCCTGGTGATGTGTGGGATTATATGAGAGATATAGATTTAATGCTGTTTGGAAGTCCAAAGTTTCAAACAGCTTCTATATTTTTTAGCGTACTTGTAAACGAAGAGGCCAAGGCATATGAAGTATCTGAAATGATGAAGTATATATTTCCACTTGAAGTTCCTAAGCCTATATTTTATAAGAAAGAAGAACTTCCTGATGGGAAGAACCCTCTTATAATACCGTATACTTTGGAAACAGTACTTCCAGATACTCTTATACACGATCTTAAAGTTATATTTAATATAGCTAAAGAAGGTACTGATGGAGATTTACAGCTGTTAGAAATACTTAGACAGCATGCAAAAGATCAGATAGATTACAGAGTAGATGGAGGAAATAGACGTAGATCGTTTGTTATAAAGTATAGCGCTCCTATTACATTGATTCCTAAATCTATAGAAGAGATCAATATAGAAGAAAGTAACGTAAAGACTTTTGGTACTAAGATAGAATTCTTGGTAAATTATCCTAAGTTTTTAGTATACGGACTATCTGCTACTATGGAAAAGATCAATTTAGATGACAAGGCTATACAACAAAAGATGGAATACGATCTAGATAAGTTTACGTTTCATACAGAAATTTACTCCGCTATGTTCACACAGTTTACCGACAACAAGCTGTCTCTTTTCAATATGACAGAAGTAGAATATAGTAAAGAAGATGAAAGAATAGATAATAAAGGAAACATATATACTGCTCTTGATACTATCGACACTGTATGTGAAGATATGATAATGGCGAAGTATGTAGAGTTCTTATACGAGTGTTATGATGAAGAAGATCTTAAAGATCTTATCTATATAGAATGTAAGCGTCAAAAGCTAGATAAAGGTATTAAAGACTATGTTCCAGGAATGGAAGCAGACTTTAGAGTAAATGCTGATGAGATAATAGATCTTAGAGGTAAGGAAGGACGTATTACTTATATAGCATTATACCTTAATAAAGAACACTTTGCTAGATGGAAAGAAGAGAAAGGATATGTTAATAGAAGTAATTTTAGTAATGTATAGGGAGGTATGAGAATATGACACCAGCTTTTATAGATTTTGATAAGCTAGGGTTTACAAAAGCAGCTGTAGAAGTTATATCTAGACACGAAGGATTTAGAAAGAAAAAATATAAAGATACAAAAGGTATCTGGACTATTGGATATGGATTCAATATGGAAAGTGGTACATTTTCTAAAGAACAAGTGGATAGATGGAATAAAGATGGAATAACTGAAGATGAGGCTAAATATATATTGGCTAAACATATAAATAGTCTTATACTTAAGCTTGATAGAATGCCTTGGGTTACAGCAATGAATTTTGCACGTAGACTAGCGATAGTTGATATGTGCTTTAATATGGGTATTGGATGGATAGATAGATGGGTAAATACTATAGGATTTATCAAAGCCAAGAACTATAATGCTGCGGGAAGGGCAATAAGAAACAGTCTTTATGCTAAACAAGTGGGAGCTAGAGCTATAAGAAATGCTATGGCTCTTGAATTAGGAAAGTATCCACTTCCTACACTTGGAGCTAAAGAACTACTTTTATTACAAGGAGTAGCTACTTCAAATCCAATGAAGAATGCTCCTGGAAATAATATTAAAAAATAAGGAGAAGATAAATGGATGACAAAATTAGAGATAGAAGACGTTATCGTACAGGCTTTACCATAGATGATAAGAAAGAGTTTATGAATATTGCCGTAACAGAATTAGTAAGAAATGGAATAAATCCAGCCGACGTATCTCTATTATCTCCAGTTGCTATCACTATACAGGGTATGAGTAACTTTATAGATAGTATTTCTACAGTAGTTGGGAATATAGCGAGAGAAAATAGCTTGATTCATGCTCAACGTTATAGTAGTCTTATGAACCAATTGGCTCAACATACAAATGAAATAGTGATAGCAAAACCTTCTATGATAGATATGTTTGTAAGAATTCCTCTATCAGACGTGTTAATATATGGTAAAAAGACTCAGGCTAATACTTGGGAAATGACTTATACCAATGATAACGTGTGTATGATAGATGGACTTAAGTTTATGCCAGTAGAAAAAGAACATATAATTAAAGTTACAAAGAATGCTGATGGAAGCTTGAGTCCTCGTGTATATGTAGATAGAGGTATAAGAAAAGACGACGTACTTGTACAAATGGTAGAATTACACGGTGTAAAGATACTGGGATTTAAGGCAACATTTAAGCAAATAGAAATAGATATAAAAGAATTTATATTCAGTGATGATCAGCTTCAAATGTTTCTTGTAGAAGAACCTATGCCTATAAGTGATATCTTTTTATATTATAGACCTGATAGTGGAAGTCAATGGCGTAGTATAGGAAAAAGACTGTACTTTACTAGAGGAAGTGAAGACTATCTTGAATATAAGATAGAAGCTCAGAATAAAGTTCGTATAGATTATAAATACGTTCAAGGTGGATTTAAGCCTGCTATAGGAGGACAGCTACGTGTAGAAGTACATATGACTGCTGGTCGTGATGTAAGAACTACAGTGCCTGCAGAGCCTCTTATAATAGAAAGTCATCTTACTCACGTGGATTATGAGCCTGTAGGAGTAGATTACTTTGAATCAACTGGTGCAAAGCTTGCTGCTATGGATAGAGAACAGCTTAGAAATAATATTATAAAGATAAATGGTTCTAGACGTAGAATAGATACTGATAGCGATATGAAGACTTTCTTGCTTAATTATACTGGAGAAAGTAAGTTTGAGCCTAAGCTAGTACTTAATGACGTAAAGCATAGAATATTTAATGTATATGCAACTCTTTCTTTTAGAAGCGATACAGGAAGTCTTAAGCGTACGTTTACTGTTCCTACTAATACGTGTAATTTGACTATTAAAAAGGAAGATCTATTTACTAAAGAAGTAAAAGGTACGAGATATTACTGTATGAATGATAGTCATGCTATTAAGAGTACTCAGACTAGAGCTATGGACTTTAGTACACTATTACCAGGATTTAATACTATGACTGATGCTATACCTCAAAACGTAGGTAATCTTAATGTTATGGATCCTTCTACTATAAGTATGAATTATTATTATATAACTCCATTTATATTTAGCTATGATCCTAAGGCTAATTTCTTAAGATCTTATGCTATGGGACAGTATGATATTCCTTACTTGAGTTTCTCTACATTTGAAACATACACTAATAGTAGTGCTGTAAGATTTATTAATACTTCTATAAGAGTAAACGACTACCTAGACTTTACAGATACAAGTAGAACATCATCTAGAAATGTGTACGAATTAAGAGCACAAATGAGATGTGAAGCAAACGAAGAATATACTCCTATACTAGGACAAACATTCCAAGCTACTCTTAAAGTAAAGTCATTTGATAGACAGAGAGATATTTATATCTACGCTACTAGTATAGAAAAGCAAGAGGACGATAAATGGGACGTTGTATTTAAGATAGATACAGATAGAAAGATATGGGGAGATATAGTAGAAATATCATATAGAAACGATCTTGATAATCCTGGAAGTACTGCTACAGATATGATTAGATGTAAGTCTGAAGTAGAACTAGAGTTTACTAGAGTGACTCCTAAGATTCCTGCAGAGCCAGAAGAAAGAGATATGTATGGAGTTGTAACTAAACCTGCTGTACCTGAAGTTCCTCGTAAATTCCAAAAGATAAACGTTTATAGATCTACTGTAGAATTCTTTAAAGATATTACAGACAGTCTTTATATACAAACATCAATATCAGTGGATGGATTATTTAGATTTGTAGCCATACCACTAGTAGAAATGGAGTTTTGGAGATCTCCTAAGAATAGAATGAATATAATAAACGAGGTAGATAATATAGCCAAGTTTATTAAATCTGAAGTATATGACGAGCTTGATGAATATAGCTTGTCTAGTAGAACGCTACACGATAAGCTTGAAACACTGTTTAGAATAAGTATAAAGTTTACTAAGACGCATGGACTAAGTAAGTTTTTAGATATAGGAAATACTGCAAGAAGACCTATTATAAACCTACAAGTAAGTCCTACTGCTTATATACGTAAGCTCGATAGTGATTTCGACGAAAGTGGTATAGCTTCACAATTAAATCAAAAACTTATAACACATGATTATATGATGACTGACTTCAACTTAAATACTATAGTATTTAATACTATGGATAAGGCTGGAGACAGTGTGGATTGGGTACAATTTAAGAACTTAGATAATTATCCGCCTGATCATTTGACTGTTATGAGAAATAATAATAAAGTAAATAACTGGGATCCGCCTGAAGTAATAAGTATTAAACCTGTTTATGTACCTGAGGCAGATAACTATAAATTTAATATGACATTTATTGACGCATAGGAGGTATTGAGAAGTGAAAGCAGCAATGTTAATTGAGGGTGTCAAATCTACATATGTATTTGAAAGTGCTCTCGAAAGTTTAGAAAGATGGTTCGGAGATGGTCGTTATAGTGAAAATGGTATGAGTCCACCTATATGGGTTGAAAAGAGTGAAGATGAAAATGCAGCTCTTATAATCTACAATGGTGGAATTAATAATGGAAAACATCCAAGACAAGAAATATACGATGCAGATTTCTTTACAGAAAGCTATAGCGATAGTAAGATTAATAGTATATTCTCTGCTTGTATGGATCCTACGAATAAATCTATGATGAGTGAAACAGAGGGAGTATACTTTGTAAATGAAAATAGTACGGCTAAAGATATAAAGGACTTTGCTAATAAAGTAAAGATGTTTGCAGCTAGAACTATAATGAATCCTGCTTCTATCGTGGCTATGGAATCTCGTACAGAAGATCTTACTATGTTTAAAATACTTGCAGCGGCTGCAGCAGAAAGTGAGAAAGTTGCATTAGAAATAGCTCTTGAAAACGCTAGAAAGCATAAGGAAGCTATGGGAGGACTTGAAGAATATAGTGACTTCGATAGAGATGGATTTGACGAACAGCTTGATATATTAAATAGTAAGCCTACTGAAGTAGTAGATCCTACTACATTTGAAGAGCCTGAAGGACTTGATATCGTAGCAGATAGTAATGGAGAATCTGAAGTAAGACCTGAAGATCTGGATGCTAGTGACTTTAATCAAGTTCCAGTTATTCAAGATGAAGAGCCAAATATAGTGGAAGAAGAACATAATATAGTAGAAGACGATTTAAAGCCTTCTGAGGTATCTATAAGTGATTCTGAGCCTTTAGACGATAAAGAAGTAGATAAACCAGTAGAAACGCCTAAAAACAGCCTATTAGAGGCTCTAACAGCATTACAAGAAAGAATGGGAATTACAGAAGCTGAATTTATAAGCAGACTTGAGAAAGTAATGCTTATAGGAAAGCTAGCTGGAGGACCACAAAGTGCAGCTGTAGAAGAAGAGAAAGCTCCTTTAGCAGAGAACGCTGTACCAGAAGAAAACGTAGAGGCTGTAGTTAATCCTGAGCCTGAAGTAGACGGAGATAATGAAGTTCCTAATGAAGATTTAGAAGCTGTTAATGTAAACGATTTATTTGGAGATGATTATGACAATGGAGAAGAAGATACTAGAAATGCCGAAGATGGAGAGTACTCTGGACTGGATGGAGTTAGCGAAACAGATGAAGAAAACGATAGAACTAACGACAAAGAAACAGAGGGTAATCAAGAGGCTCCTAAAGAAATAAATGAAAGTCTCCCTGCTGATGAGCTTATTAAAGAACTTGCTAATGAAAGTAAGAATGATAATGAATTCTTTGATATGCTTCTTAAGAGAAGAACTAAGTTTGGACTACCTACTCTTATAAAGGCTGCTAATATAGATATGAGAAACTACATCTTGACTGGAGTAGAGTCTGCTGTAGAAGCCGATGTAAAATCTAAGAGAGTAGCGTTAATATAGAGATAATTATATATCTTTAGATGTGTTTCACAATAATATAAATATTTTAAAGGAGGATTACAAGAATGAGAACACAATGGATTAAAAGCTGGAAAGAACGTGGGGTACAAGGAGTTAGTGCTGATAAAAGATTAGTACTTTCTATGGAAGATTATGACTATTCATTTAGAATAGAAGAACTTGTAGAAAATAAGTATGAAGAAAGAGGAACGATAGTAATACCACATCAATCTTCTGATGTTATGAAACTATTACAAGGATTCTTCCACAAGGCTCAAACACTTAAGTCTAAAGTATTTGTAGCTGCTGATAAGGCACCTGCTCCTGTATTATTTGATATTATGATGCCTATATTTAGAAATGGTACTGTAGATGCTCTTAGATTTACTTCTGTTAATAAAGACGATGGAAGTGGAAAGATCAAAAGAGAAAGTGTATTAGCTATATATAAGTTTCC